CGGCTGGTCAGTGTAGCGCCAGCGGGTAAGGTCGGCGTGCTTGTGAACCTTGGCGACTTCATGCACGTCAACGACAGCACCAGCTCAACGCCTAATAGTAAGAATCTCCTAGACTCTGACGGTCGATACTCCAAGACCATTAGGGCTGCAAGCAATGTCATAAAGCGTACCGTTTTGCGGATGCTTGAGAAACATGCCGAGGTCTGGCTTGTGAATGTCCGTGGTAATCATGATCCAGATGCTGCGTTGTGGTTGAATGAGGTTATGCGCCTGTACTTTGAGGACGATCCGCGTGTTCACGTTTTCGATAACGCCTCTAAATTCATCTGGTGGCAGTGGGGTAAGAATTTAGTCGTGACCCATCACGGTGATCGGATTAAAATGTCCAATCTTCACGGGTCAATCGTGTCAAATCTCAGGCAAGAATGGGGGCAAGCGGAGCACACCTTTGTATGGACGGGTCACATACACCACAAGAATCAAGAGGAATATGGCGGCGCATTGTTCGAAAGCTGGAACATCCTCGCACCCGCCGATGCCTGGCACGCTGGCTCTGGCTATGCCAGTTCTCGAAGTATGACATGCGTGATTCTTCACAAAGACTATGGGGAAGAAGGACGGTTAAAAGTAAACGTGGAGCGGATTAAATGAGCGCATTTGACGAGCAGATAGGCGGCAACCACTACAAGCTGATGATGATTCAGCCCACTGAATACATACTGGCCAACAATTTGGGATGGTGTGAAGCCAATGTTGTGAAGTACATTAGCCGGTGGCGGTCTAAGGGTGGGGTCGATGACTTGCGAAAGGTGGTGCATTACACTCAGATTTTGATCGAACGTGAGTTAAATGAAAAGACGGCCTCAAAGGATGAACCCAAGAAGCCGTCTTGGTAGATTACAGTAGGATTGCTCCGATTACATAGCCAAGCAAAAAGGCCACGATCATCGCCCCGCCTGTGAAGCGTGGCACCATTAGTTTATCAAGTTGTTTCTTGATCATTTCTTGCCCTCGATTTGTTGTAGTTTGTCCAGCATTTTAAGAACGTCTAGCAACACGGTCTGTTCGTATTGATCGATCTCGGGCTGGCAGTAAGTCTCGCGCACTTTAACTAGCGTCATCCATGCGGTTAACAGTTCGGTTCTAGTTGGTTTCATACTCTATCCTCCATATTGATTTTGCAATTTGTTCTACTACTTGAGGCACAACCGCATTGCCTAGCTGTTTAAGTCTGTGTGACCTTCTGGGAACCCCATTAGCCACTCGACCCACGTCGGGTTCAGGCTTCCACCAGCTTGGGCCGCCAATGTCGGAGTATTTCGCAGATGTTCTGATGGCGCTGCTGTTTCTTTGGCATTGTGAGCCGTTGGTGTAGGCCACATTTTCACCTGATCTTGTAATCGTATTTGTATCCTGTGACCGCTCGGCCTCGTTGTCTTGCCTTCCAATAACGCTTTCGGAGTCCCGCCCTGATCCGCTGCTGGGGTTCTCCACCATCCGCTGTTCATGCTTGGGACCATCTGATTCGCCGTTGCTGTTGGAGTGTGCAATAGTCCAGACTCGATCCCGTCTGTGGTGAGCATCGACGGCACAAGCTGGAATAACAAACGTCCTTGCGGTGTAGCCTTCTGCTTCCAAGTCAGTGAGCACCTCGTCGAGCCCCATATTGATGTGCCCAGCAACATTTTCTCCAATGACCCAAGTGGGCCTGAGTTCTTGGACAAGCCTAAACATTTCAGGCCAGAGATGGCGGTCATCTTCTGCGCCACGCCGTTCTCCTGCGACGCTGAAAGGCTGGCATGGGTATCCGCCGCAAATAAGTCCGATGTTCTGTATTCCATTGTCTTGGAGCTCCTGTTTGGTTAGGGTTCTAACGTCAGAAAATATTGGCACGTTGGGCCAGTTCTTGCGTAAAACCTTTTGAGCCTCTTGGTCGTATTCGCAAAAGGCTGCGGTCTCAAATCCAGCAGCCTCCAGGCCCAAGCTAAACCCGCCAATGCCTGAGAACAGATCAAGCACTTTCATCGGTTTTCCTTGATGATTTTCATTGCTGTTGGCTGGCTAATTCCCAGAATACGCCCAATATTTGGTGAACTTTTACCCTTGGCGTGACGTTCTAGCACTGCCGCCACGAGTTCGGCATGGGTATCAAATGGGCCTGTAGCCCTGGGTCGCCCTCGGTTCATCGTATTCCCTTACAGTCTGGTTTCAAGTTTTCATAGTCTGGCCAGTAGCCTAGACAGACGTTATATCGGTACTCTTTGGACATGGTGACTTCGTGGTCATAGTCCCAATTTGAGACCCAGAGCAAGGCCGCGACAACTGCCGCAGCAATGCTGATTTTGGTGAGTCGGTTCATAATTTAGCACCCTCATCAATCCCAACGACATAAGCATCCCATGCAAGCGGATACTTGGTTACTATCTGGGAAAGAGCACTTGCTTCAGTGTCGGCTTTCACAAGAATCCCATAATTAACGTAATGGCCAGTTTCCTCGTCAAAATCCATAAATTCTATCTTGTATTTAATCAGTCGGTTCATGCTTGCCCCCATTGATAGCCTAGTTGGTCGACTAAATAATCTCGCGCACGTTCGCGGTCGATGGTGTCGCCACAGAACCCGTCAAACTGTAAGGCGTGCATCCAAGCTGCGTGTAAGTGCATTGTGCAAACTGTCGGGGATATTGGGTACAAACCCTGCGGCCCGTAGTAGTCCCACAAGTACCGGCAAAAATGAATCATTTCTTTGTCTTTGTTCATGCTGTCACCTCGCTTGGCACTGGGATCTTACCGGCCCAAATGCGGCCCGTTACTTCGAGCATGATTTGGTCAACGTGAGCTTGTGGGATGTGATCGTTTGGCATGGCCGCACAATCTACTAGCCAGTCGGTATCACTGAGACCTGAAACTAATTTCTTGAAGTCGTTAAATTTGTCCATGATATATCCCCTCGGATTGATTAAGGGCCCGAAGGCCCGTTGTGTTAGGCTACTTGATCGACTGTTTCAACAAAGACTAGATCGCCTTGGCTGTATTCAATAGCTTCGAAAGCTTCCCAGCTAAAACACATTGACGGCGTGTTCACTCTAAACATTGCGTCAAGGTCAAAACGGTCGTCGTCTTTGATGGCATGGGCTAGGATATAAGATTGTTTGCAATGGAGAATATCGCGGGGCCTGAAGTCGTTTGACAGCATGGCAGATCTGATAGCCTTAAGGACAAAATACCTAGCAACAACTGGAGCGCTGAACTTTGGCTTAAAGTCGACGGGGGCAACGTGCCGGTGCATCCTTTCGCGCTTCAATTCGTCATCGTACATTTTGTCTCGATAGTCCGTAAACGTGGTGTAGGTTAATGGATACAAGTTGCCAAAGCCTTCTAAGATTAAGTTTGCAATTTGCTTATTGTTCATGTGTGTAACTCCTTGCTGATTTAATGTATAATTTGATACCACGAATGAGAAGATAAAATATCGTTCGAAACATGTCAAAACTTTTTATATATCGATTAGTTATATATATAGAACCAAACAGCATATATCGTAAAACATAGGGTTAAACATGCCTGATATGCGTCACAAGCTGGACAAGAAAACGGCCGATCGGCATTTTCCTAATTGGTCTCATGGTGGTAAAGGTGACCATGCTAGAAAGACTACTGTAGAGAGTCGGGCTCGATACTCGGCCAACTGGGACAAGATATTCGGTAAGGATAAACACCATGGGAACAACAGCAGCACATAAGAACAGAGCAATCCGTCAGGAAGCACTGAGAGAGCAATTATCTAATCAGGGTCATGTTCAACATGTTACTGAAATTGCACAAAAATTGACCAATCTTGAAGGTGAATTAGATCCTGTTCAGGTGCAACGATTGAAGGCTGCGGCTGATATCAAGTTGAAGTTGATCGGTAAATATCTAGGGGACGTTAAAGCTGTAGAGATTTCAGGGGCTGATGGTGGCGATTTAGTGATTCAGGTCTCAGATTTCAAGAACGCTTAACCTGGACATCCATACAGTACTGTACATTTATCCAGGAGAGGGCCGTTTTGCCTGAGATATCGATCCCACATGAATGGGAACCACGACCACACCAGCTGCCATTCTTCAAGGCTATGGATTCAGGGGCCAAGCGTGCCTGCATCGTGTGGCACCGTAGAGCCGGCAAGGGTGCCGCTACTCTAAACTTCACAGCTAAAGAGATGTTTAAGAGGGTAGGGACGTACTGGCACCTATTCCCAGTGCAAACACAAGCCCGCAAGGCCATTTGGAGCGGCATAGACTCCGAAGGAAGGCCAATCCTAAGCCAAGTATTCCCAGAGGCCATACGCAAGCGCACAAGCTCTCAGGAGATGCTGATAGAGCTGGTGAACGGGTCAACGTGGCAGCTAACAGGATCGGACAACTACAACAACCTAGTGGGCTCTAATCCGGTCGGAGTGATCTTCGATGAGTGGAGCCTATGCGATCCCAATGCATGGGGATATATACGTCCGATACTGGCTGAGAATGGTGGTTGGGCTGTATTCATCTACACGCCACGGGGAAAGAACCACGGGCACAGTCTCTACCAGATGGCCAAGAAGTCCAATGAGTGGTTCTGCCAGAATCTAACCATCAACGACACCAAACGGGCTGACGGATCACCGGTTATCAGTAGTGACATCATCGATAACGAACGACTCGAAGGCATGGATGAGGCCTTAATCCAGCAAGAATTTTATGGATCATTCGAGGCACAGATACCGGGAGCATACTATGCTGACCAACTGACAGCTGCGAAGGAGCAGGGACGGGTCGGACGGCTACCAATAGAACCATCATTGCAGGTACACACGGCATGGGATCTAGGCATATCCGATGCTATGTCCATCTGGCTATTCCAAGCCATGGGCAAAGAGATCCGATTGATTGGGTACTATGAGAACACGTCGAAGGGCATGGAGCACTATATCCAATGGCTCAACCAATACGCGACGACCAACAACGTGATGTTAGGGTCTCACCTTGCACCGCACGACATAGAGGTCAGAGAGCTCACCTCAGGCCGATCACGCAAAGAGGTAGCCCGAGAGATGGGCATCAACTTCAGGACTGTACAGCGACCGAGAACAAAGGCTGAAGGCATACAGGCAGTACGACGGATGTTCCCTAGATTCTGGATCGATGATGAGAAGGCCGAACACGGGTACAACTGCATCGCATCATACCATCGGGAATACGACGATAAGCGCCATGTGGATCGTGACTGGGAAAC